GTTGCGACCCCCGTATGGGGGTAGGTTTGTCGTCAACGTACCCCCGTATGGGGGTAGGTTCAGCTACCCCCGTATGGGGGTAGGTTGTCTCGCGCATGGACCAGGTTGCGATACGCTTGTCGATCTGGATCGTGGGGATTCGACCGCTACCGCGACGCTCGACGATTAGGATCGACTTCGCTTCAAGCGACCGAAGCAGCGCGCTGATCTTCCGCATCGGGATGCCGGTGACGCCGGCAAGCTGGCTTGCAGACAGCCGATCCGCTTTCTTCGCGTAACCGTACGTCAGCCGAACAACGGCCAGCGCGACCGCGAGCTCGCGACCAGATAGACGCGCGCGCGCAAGCGCCTCAAGCAAGGCGTTTGCGATGCGCGTGTAGCCGTCTTCGATCTGCGGTGTCGTCACCGCTTGCCGATCTGCTCGGCGGCAACGTCGCCGATCAGGTCGCGCAGCTCTAGGTCCGGCGCGACGAGCAGAATACGGAAAGCGGTCGAAGCCGTCGTCCCTGCGCCAGCCATGATCTCGTAGATCGTGGTCCGAGGGACACCAGACAGCTTCGAGAACGCGGTGATCGTCATATTTTCACGAGCGAGGTAGTCAGCGAGTTTCATGGCGCGCAATTATAGCGCATTTGTCGGTTTCCCGAACGTCGGAAATCCGCTATAATTTGGCCGCGCGTCATCCGGCGCGCAGAACTGGAGGAACACCCTGATGAGTTTGCTTTCTAATGTGCAGACCGGCGTGAAGGCTCGACCGCTTCGCGCCGTGATCTGCGGACCCGAAGGTTCCGGCAAGACGACGCTATGTGTAGGTGCGCCGAAGCCGATCGTGCTGACGACCGAGGACGGTCTTGGTTTGCTCGATGCGCCTAGCATCAGCGCCGAGTCGTATCCGCACGTCAACGAACTGCTTGACGAGCTGATCGCATCCGAGCACGACTATCGCTCGCTGGTCATCGACGCGATCGACGGCATTGAACCGCTGATCTTCGCCGACATTTGCGAGCATGGAAACAAGCGGAACATTGCCGACTTTGGTTTTAACAAAGGCTATGTGCAGGCCGATGAGTATTGGGTTCGCTTCTTCCATCGGCTCGACGAGCTGCGCGCGAAGCGACGCATGAACATCATCGTCATCTCGCACGTCTCTGCGAATCACATCGACGACCCGGTCGTTGGCACCTACGTGCGCTACGAACCGAACTTGCACAAGCGAACCGTTCCGTTGCTGACGAAATGGGCAGACCTGGTCGGTTACCTTGCGCCGATGAGGTCGGCGCGCGACGAAGGCGACGAGACGAAGAATCGCACGGTGCGCGTTTCGCAGAACTCGCGCGCGCGGTTCCTGCACGTCTACGATGACGGCAGGTTCATCGCCAAGAACCGATTCGGTCTGGAAGAGCCGATCGAGATCCCGATTTCTAACGGCTGGGCAGCGGTGTCGTCGGCGATTGCCGAACGATTCGCAGCCGTGAAAGCCACCAACACGAAGGAGAAGAAGTAATGAGTCAGACCATCGACATCGACCTGAGTGGAGTCGATACCAGCGAGGTCGGCCAAGCAGGCGGATGGAAAAGTCTGCCGTCCGGCGAGTATCGCATGATGATCTCGAAGGCAGAGTTGCGCGCGCTGAAGAGCGGCAACGGCACCGCGCTTTCGATCGAGTTCGCGGTCGTCGGCGGTGCGTCGAACGGCGCGCGGCACTTCGAGAACTTGAACATCCAGCACAACAATCCGACGGCGCAGAAGATCGCGCATGAACACCTTGCCAACCTGCTGGACGCTTGCAGTCTCCCGCGCGACACGCTGAAGACGCGCGGCACCGCGAAGCTGGAAGGCCAGGTCGTGCTGGCCGAGGTCGTCCGCAAGGCGGCGCGTGATCCTAAATACGGTGACGCCGACGGCATGGATTCGTCGGTGCGCTGCTACGCGATCGCGAACGGCGCGGCACCGCAGGCTCGACCGCAGGCGGTTGCGGACACGACCTTTGACGACGTGCCGTTTTAGTTCTCTATCAGCTACGCGCGGGTTTTTGGGTGCTCCACCGCGCGCAGCCGACGGCACTAGGCTTGGCTGCACCTAGAGAGAAAAACGCAGCCGCATTTCTAGCTTTGCTGGGTTTCGCAAAATCATAGTGTGACAATGCGCGACTCCCCCCAAACGGTCTGGCTGCGCCGATAGCATGAAAGCAGCCGCTCTTTTTCACTCGGCGTGATCGTCGAGGATCGAGCGCGGTGCGGGTTGTTCCTCCTCCCGTGCCGCGCTCGATCAGCCATCAGGAGGAACCAGCATGGCAATCAGACCGACCAACATCAGCGCGCGGATCGACGAAGCACTCGTCCGAAACGAGATCGCGAACGAACGCGCGCGGATCGAGAATCCCAGCGGCATCGACCGGATGAGCAGCGCAGGCAGATGCGTCCGAGAACGATGGGCAGCAGCGCGCGGTCTGCCGCTTGATCCGGCCAAAGGCTTCAGTCAGAACCCGAAGCTACTGCGCGTCTTCCGCCTCGGTCACATCATCGAAGACGAAGTGATCGCGCTCCTTGAAGAAGCAGGTCTGCACGTTCACGATCAGCAGCTCGAAGTCGGTAGCATCGAGTCCGGTTGGCTAGGTCACATCGACGGTCTGATCGACGTGCCGACGCCGACGGGTCTAAATCGGACGTTCCTGCTGGAAATCAAAAGCGCGAACAGCAGACGCTTTGCAGAACTGGTCGAGATGGACAGCTACGCGGCGTGGAATCCGAACTACGCAGCGCAGGTTCAGGCGTACATGATGCACCTGCCGGTCGAAGAAGCGCTCGTCGTCGTCTACAACAAAGACACGAGTGAAATCTATCACGAGCAGATTCTATTCGATCTCGACCAGGCGCGTGCGATCGAGAAGCAGGCGCAGGTTGTGACCGCTGAAGGAGCGACGCCGCCGAAGCGACCGCGCGATGCGACCTCGCAATACTGCAAGCTATGCAAGTGGTGCGATCGAAACGAGTGGTGCTGGAGCGCAGCGACCGACGTGGAGTTTGACGCATGAAGTGGCTGCGAAGAATGACCCGCAACTTGCTGGCCGAATCCTTTGACGAGCTGATCCTAGCGACCAGCCATGCGATCGTTGCGCTCGATAGCGACGACCCGGACGTTGCGCGACTGTACCTAGAGAACGCGCTGAACCGTGTTGAACAACTGCTAGACGAAGGAGCAGCACATTGAACTTTTTTCAGAAACAGCAGGCAGCAGGTCGAGGCAACAAGCGTTACGACGACGCGACGATCGAACAGGCTCGACAGCGAGTTGAGCAAGGCGAGTCGATCCGAGGCGTCGCGCGCGACATGGGGATCAATCCAAAGACCTTGCAGGATCGTATCAAGAAATGGAGGAACAGACTTGATGACCCGACTGACGAAGATTTCTATCCTGACGCGGCGTGAAAACACGATGGAGCTGCCGGTCGATTCGCGGCGCATCCATGCTTGGTACGCAGCACGCGAGCGTGACCCGGAACGCGCGCCGCTAATTCAGGACGCCTTTCCAGAACTGGACGACGAGCAGCGCGAGTTCATGCTGACCGGCGCGACCCCGGAAGAGTGGCGCGCGTTTTCGTCAAAGATGCGGAGGCATTAGCATGAAGCCGGTTGTGCGCGTCATCGAAGAACTGATCCTCGAAAACACCAGTCCGACGCAAATCAGAAAGATCACGCTGTCCGGTCGTGACCTTCACATCTGCCAGCGAAACGCGGAGATCAGGCAGCGGCAGATCGGACAAAGCACGATGTCCTCGTTTGCGTATCATTTGCAAGGCGTCATCGGCGAAGCTGCGGTGCTGCGCGCGTTTGGTGCGCCGCTTCGCTTTCTGCACAAAGACGAAGACTTCGGCGTCGATCTCGTGATCGGCACGATCGCCGTCGATGTCAAATGCACGAGTGGTCCGATGCCGAAATGCAATCTCCTGCTCGACGCCGACAAGGAGGTCCGCGCCGACGTGCTGATGCTGGCGCGGACCGACGAGCCGTTCGGCTTGCGCGAAGAGAACGACTCACTTGAAGTCGATCTTCTCGGCTGGATTGAGCGCGAGACGTTTATGCGAGACGCTAAGACGTTTAAGACGCGGCAGGGTTTGAAGCGACGCTTGATGAACACGGAACTGCGACCGATCGAAGAGTTCGCGACGCAGCTTGAGCAGCTAATCGACATCGACGGTTGAATTGCGGTGTCGTTCGACCGGCGCGAAAGTATTTCGACGCATCTCTACAGACTGACCAGCATCAAGGAGGAACACGATGCGACCGCAGGTGAAAGAAACCAGCTTTCAGGCATGGCAGGAAATCAAAACGACGACGCTGGGGGAGAAGCAGCGCGCGGTTTACGATGCGCTGAAGTCGGCCAAGCGTCCCGTCACGGGTCGCGAGATCGCGCAGTTTTTGAACCTCGACGGCGCGTGGAAGCGTCTGCCTGAACTAGAGCGACGCGGTTTGGTCATGCGAAGCGGCACGCGCAGATGCAGCGTCACCGGACGAAGCGCGCAGACCTGGGTGCGTGTGCTTTGACGCTGACAGACCGCGAGGTCGGCGAGTTGCACGCGCGGCTTCGACAAATCGAGCACGCTAGGCGGAACGATAAGACGATCCTGCTGGCGCTCGACGAAGAGGTCACGACTTTGCGGCGCGACATGGAGAAGTTGCGAGCGCGCATCTACGCGACGATCAGCAGCGTGATGGTGTTTGCCGCGCTGGTAGCTTGGGTCGTCGATGTGATGATTGTCTGAAAAAACAGGAGTGGATGAGAGTGCAAGGTTTAAGCAAAGCAAACGTCAAGCGTTATAGCGACGTGATTTTGTTGAGTGGAGGCGTGGACTCAGCCTATCTCGCATCGACCGTCAAGCCGGCTGGGCCTCCTGGGTTGGCGTTGTTCGTAGATTACGGCCAGCCATCCGCATCAAAAGAAAATGGTGCGGCGGCGACGCTTGCAAAAGCCTGCCTGCTTGATTTTAGAACCGTTCAGGTCCGAGGGTTACCGCTTGGAAAAATGGACAAATGGTCAAGTGGTCCAGCAGTTGTGCCTGCTCGCAATCTTTGGATGATTTCGCTGGCCGCAGCGTTCGGTGAAACGATCTGGATCGGCGCTGCGCCGCAAGATTGGGCTGACTACGCGGATTGCAGACGACCGTTTTTGGATTCGCTGGATCGTTCATTGCGGCTGCTCGGAAGCACGCTCAAGTATTCACTCGTCGAGCGAGAGACGCGTGTCACTCATTTGAGAGACGTTGGTTTTGAGGCTTACACCTGGTCTTGCTACGGACCCGGACCGAAGCCGTGCGGACAATGTGCGAGTTGTTCTCAATGAGGGTCTATGTCGGAACTCCATGCAATCAACTTCAAGCTTCGCTTGTTGCAGATATGCCAGTCCTGATCTCGTTCGCAGCGTACTGCAAATTCTTGATGACTGGTGGGTACGTTCACACGTTCAGTCATCTGCTGCTCGACAGCGGTGCTTTCTCTGAACTGAACTCAGGAAAGAAAATAGACCTAGCTCAGTATTTGGATTGGGTTCAGCAGTTCCCATACGCCTGCGCCTATGCAGGACTTGACGACATTTCTGGAAACTGGGAACGGTCTTTACTGAACTATCAAAGCGGAGGCTTTCCAACGTTTCACGACACCGATCCAGACTGGCTTCTTGACGAGTTGATCCCGATTGCTCGCGAGCGCGGAAACTGGATCGGCATCGGCTTAAAGCCTCCGCGCGCAGGCAGAGAAGCCTGGCTCCGACGAACGCTCGATCGGATTCCAGATGACTTACATGTCCACGGCTGGGCGCTCGGACGTTACGCGCACATCCCACGCATTGATTCGTTTGATTCGACTCATGCTTGGATCGAGTGGCAGAAAATTAGAAACGCGCTTGGACCGTGGATCACGAGCGCGGAGTGCATGGAGCTGGCGGTCAAGAAAGTGCGACGACAGAGCAAGTTGATTCAGAAACAGGACGACGATCAAATCTCATTTGACGTCTGAACAAATCGACGCGCTGGAATCAGGTAGAAGGCCAGCGCGAAGATGCCAGCAGGCCCGAAGCGACGGGGTGTTCGAGGGGGGTCTTGAACAGTCTGCTGGTGAGAAGCGCGTCTCGGACAGTCCGAGGCGCGTTTTCTCGTTTCTGGACTCGGCCAATCAGAAACCGGCCTCCGCCAGCTCGTAGATGCGCTCTCAGGCGCTCTAGGATCGCTTCTGCCGGGTCTTAGAGTCGCGCCGCTGTCTGGGTGCCTAAAGGCGGGAAAACGCATCTCAAGGCGTCTGGCGGCTTCTGGCGAGAAAATGTAGTTTTTTAGCGTCGAAGCGTTTTTTTTATTGCGAGATGCGAAAAAAGCGATAAATAGGCTTGCCAACAAGCGTCGGATACCCGACACTATGGATGTCGCAATCAAGCGGCGCACAAACTGGAGATCAAAATGGCTAAGCCGATCCACTCCCTCCCCATCACCGATCAAATTGCGATCCGCGAGATTGCTCGCGAGATCATGGCGCAGGCCGATGGCATCATGACGATGCTAGAGGCTGTCAAGCGCGCGCGCGCGGAGTTGAAATTGTAACGCGCGAGCCGCGCATCTCGAAACGCCTCGCTGGCCTCGCGCCATGCGAGGCTTTTCGGGTAGAAGCCGACGGCTTCAAAACTGGAGGAACAGACCGATGACCGACGACCGACGACAGAACGAGTTCGTGCGCCGAGAGTGGCGCGAAAAGCGCGCGCGCAGGTTCTCACCGATCCACCCTGGTCCGACTGACTGGGACACCGCACGCGCGATCGAAGACACAGACTTCGACATCGCAGACCTAGAGATCGACGCGGACGAGCTGCGCCAGATCATCGAAGGCGCGCAGACGCAGATGGAGGCGCGATGATGAGGAAGCACAAGCCGATGGTGATGACCGGCAACGACCTGCACCACCAGCTCTTTTGTGAAGCCGGACCCTGGTGCGGTGGATGGGAGGAACGCGAGATCGCCGAAAAACTCGGCGTGCCTTTTGATGAAGACACCGACCGCATCGACGACGACTGCATCATCGACTTCTGGTGGCGCGTCGAGTGGCCGGAACACGTCACGGTCGCGCAGTTCAACGCGGACGCAACGTATCACGGACCGTTTTGCACCGAAGAGGAGGCGCGGCGATGACGCGAGCAAGCATCCGCACACGCTACGCAGGACCGACCAACACGCGCGGATCACGAATCATCGTCACCGAAGATTCGTGGGGAGATCAGCGTCCGCGCAGAGTGATCGTGAGCTGGGATCACGCACTCAACGCAACCCAGAATCACGTTGCAGCAGCGCAAGCCTGGCTCGACACGCACAACGCAGGCGCGCGCGTCGAGACGCCTGGTCTCGAGTTCGCGCACGACTGCTACTTCACGTGGGAGATGGAATAATGCAGAAGACCGAAGCCATCACCGACGATCGAGAACAGTACGAATCCAGCGCGCGGTTCTGGAAGCGCGTTGCACTTGACGATCTGCTTGAC